GCTATCAAAGTCGCTGGTGCTACGGCAATAGCGCAGACCGGCGATGCCTACGCACGCCTGGGCGCACCCACGGGCGCGAGCGTGAGCGCGGACATTGCGGCCATTGCGGCTGATGTGGCGGCTATCCTGGAAGACACTGGCACGGATGGCGTAGTACTTGCCACCACGCAACCTGCAGTGACGTTTGTTGGTCAAGTGAAGATATTGGCTGATGCGGCAGACGAGGGTGCGCTACATGTGGTCAATAGCAGTCTCGATGGCATTGGTATGCTCAACAGTGGCGGTAATCGGGGTCAGGTCAACAGTGGCAGTAATCAGGGTCAGGTCAACCAAGGCGCGTATGGGCAATACAATATCGGTAGCAGTGCGGGTCAATGGAATGAAAGCGATGACATCGGACAGGCCAATATTGGGAGAAACATTGGACAAATCAATGAAGGCAGCATTGAATTGCAGGGTGTAGATGCCGATGGCCTTCGAAGCGCCATCGGCATGGCGACTGCTAATTTGGACGCACAATTGGCGGCTGTCGCCTGGACTGGAGCGGACGGTGATACCCTGGAGACGCTGAGCGACCAGATCGACACTTTGGCGACAGCGGCTTATCTGGACGCACAGTTGGCGGCTGTCGCCAAGACTGGCGCAGACGGCGACACTCTGGAGACGCTGAGTGATCAGATCGACACCCTGGCCACGGCGGCTGATCTGGCGACGGTGGACGGGATCGTGGATGCGATTAAGGCGGTGACGGATCAGCTTGACGTGTCGGCGGTGACGCAGGTGGCGGCGAATTTGGCGGGCCATCTGACGATCACCAACGGCCTGACGTTCGACGAAAGTGTGACCGGGCTGACGATTCCATCGGATTGGGTGACGGCGATTTGGACGCTGAAGTTCTCGGAGTTGCAGGTGGACACGGCGGCTCTGATCCAGTTGCGGGTGAGCAACCCAGCGGATGCGGAGGGGGATGGCCTGCAACGGCTGAACAGCGCAGCGGTGACGACGCCGATCACTACAGCGGATGGCACGCTGACGGTGACGCAGGCCTCTGGCCGGATCGACATCTATCTGACGGACGAGCTCACGGCGCTGCTGGCCAGGGCATCGGGGCTGGGTTGGGATGTGAAGTTCATCGACGCGGACGACGACTCGGTCGGTTGGCGAGGCACGGCGGATGTGGTGTTGACGGAGACGAGGATGCTGGCGTGAGTTATGCGACGTTGCCGGAGCTGACCGCGCAGTATCAGGTGTTGAGCCAACGGATTGAGGCGCTGGATAGAGATATTGGTTTGGAGACGGACAGCGAGAAACGCGTGACGATGCGGGCGCGTCGCATGGAATTGGCTGAGGAGCGAGAAACGATCGCGGCGCAGTTGCACCGCGGACAGGCGGACGGTATGACACAAAGCGGCGGCTCGGCGGCAGATTACCGGCTGGGCAACACGGAGCGGATGCTCCAGGCTGCGGATGGCAAATTGGACAGGATGAGCGAGCAACTTTCCGATCATTCATCGCGGCTACGGGTGCTCGAAGATCGCATGTCTGCGTTGTCTGGCAAGGTAGATCATTTGAGCAGCCAGATCGACCATCTCCGCGCGGCGCCGGGGTATAGCCGGATGGCGCTGGCAGTTGGGTCGCTGGTGATGGCCGTGATGCTATTGCTGTTGCTGTTCGTGACCTGGAGGTTGGTGTGATGGAGTTTTGGACGACGGTGAGGTTCTTGCTCTACCCAGTGATGCTAGTGGCTGGCGCGTCCTGGTCTACGCTGATGCTGCGCAATTATCGCTGCCGACGGTGTGCTGAGACGGCCTGGGCTTTTTGGCTGGGCGTGGCGATAGCGGTACAGGGGCTGTCAGGATTTGCGGCGCTGTTGATCTCCAACGCGCAGGGGTTTGGCGCGCTGTCGAGTGCGGTGTTTACTTTGGGTCCGCTGGCGGTGACACTGGTGACGACGACGGGTGCGGTGATGTTGCTGGTGCGGGCCTGGAGGCATGATGGGTAAGTTGGACATTATCGACGGGTTGATCATGGTTGGGCTGGCGATGATCGGCGCCGGGCTGGGCGCGTATGATTGGCGGCTGGCACTGGTGGTGTGCGGGTTTCTGCTGCTGGCGCTGGGTGTGTGGTTTGGCTGGCGCGCGGCAGGCGGGCCCAGGTAGACGGATCGGATGGATCGGACGGATGAGGAAATATGGGCGTTGTAACACGACTACTGCGGCCAACTGAACAGCGTGAAGTCATGGGCACTGGCTCTACGGCGTGGCTGGTGGAGGCGCTGCAAGGCGCGCCATCGGCGACGGGTGTGCATGTGTCGCCGGAGGGCAGCCTGCGCTACACGGCCGTACTGGCGTGTGTGCGGGTGCTGGCGGAGGGTGTGGCCAGCCTGCCGTGCATCCTGTATGAGCGGTATGAGCAGGACGGCCGGGACGCCAAGCGCCGGGCCAGCGGGCATCCGGTCTACCGGCTGTTGCACGACGCGCCGAATCCGGTGATGACGGCGCTGGAGTTCTTCGAGATCGGGATGGCGCAGGCGCTGCTGTGGGGCAATTTCTACGCTGAGATCGAGTGGTCTGCGCGCGGCGATCTGGTGGCGCTGTGGCCGCTGTCGGCCTGGCGGGTGACGCCGGCGATGACGCGGCAGGGCAAGTTCTACACGGTGCGGGTGGACGCTGGGCCAGATCAGACGTTGTCGGACTATCAGGTGCTGCACGTGCCGGCGTTCGGCTATGATGGGGTGCAGGGTAAGAGCATGATCAGCCTGGCCAGGGAGGCGGTGGGCCTCGGCATCGCAGCGGAGCGGTATGGGGCAAGTGTGTTCGGCAACGGTGTGGTGCCGGGCGGTGTGCTCCAGCATCCGGGCGTGCTGAGCGACGACGCCTACAAGCGGCTGGCCGACAGCTGGGCGACGCGGCATCAGGGTCTAGCCAACGCGCAGCGGTTGGCAATTTTGGAAGAGGGGATGAAATACGAGAAGACCGGGATCCCGCCGGAAGATGCGCAGTTCCTGGAGACGCGGCGGTTCCAGCGGTCGGAGATCGCCGGCATCTTCCGGGTGCCGCTGCACATGATCGGAGATCTGGAGCGGGCGACGTTCTCGAATATTGAGCACCAGAGCACGGAGTTCCTGACCAATTCGCTGGCGCCCTGGCTGCGCAGGTGGGAGCAGCGGTCTAACCGGTCTTTGCTGGTGGGCAAAGAGCGGGATCGGTTCTATGCGGAGTTCTTGGTGGATGCGCTCTTGCGCGGCGACACGGCGACTCGCTATACGGCCTATGCGACGGGCCGGCAGTGGGGCTGGCTGTCGGTCAATGACATCCGCCAGCGGGAAAACATGAACCCGGTGGACGGCGGCGAGGAGTACCTGGTGCCGATGAACATGGCGCCGGCGGGGGAGTTGGACGGATTGGAGGGATCGGGCGGATCGCGGGATGTTCGCGCGCGAACAGAGTCGGACGGATTGGAGAGAGCGGTCGGATTGGACGGCGCAGAGGAGCGCGCGGCTGAGGAGCTCGAGGCGCGGGATCGGCGGACGGTGGACGGTCGACGGCGGCTGGCCTCCACGTATCGGCCGACGCTCAGGCACATGGCGCAGCGGATCGTCAATCGCGAAACGAACGATTTGCGCCAGGCGGCCAAGCGGTATTTGCCGGACGATGTGGCCCGGTTTAGGATGTGGCTGGGTGAGTTCGACGCCAGACACGCGCAGTTCGTGGGCGAGTACATGGATGCGCCGGTGCGGGCGTATCTGGCGCTGGTCGGCGAGCAGGTGGAGCGCGAGGTGGACAAGCCGGTGACGCCGGAGATGCTGGAGCAGTTTGGCACGGACTACGTGGCCGGCCGGCGTAACCGCTGGATGGCCAATTTGATCCGGGGCGTCGAAAACGTGCTGGCTGGTGGCCAGCGGGCGGGCTCGGTCGGCCCCGTCCGGGGTGCAAGCAAAGACCGGCCCGAGCATGGCGGTGGCGAGCGGCGCGATGAGCCGGACGTGCTGGCGGAGATGGAGACGTACCTGGATGAGCGCGCGGAGAGCGAGGCCGACGATTACGCGGAGGATGAGAGCAACACTGGCTCCAACGCGGCGGCGGTGGCGCTGTATTTGTTGCTGGGCATCCAGATCAAACGCTGGATGGCGTTCGGCGAGAGTTGCGAGTATTGCCAGGCGCTGGACGGCCGGACGGTGGCGACGGCGCAGTGGTTCCTGGACCCGGACAATCCGTTGAGCGTGGCCAGCGGCATGACATGGGTGCCGAGCGGCAATGTGGGCCATGCGCCGCTGCATCGCGGGTGCGATTGCATGGTGGTGGCAGGATGAGATCGGACGGATTGGAGGTATTGGACGGATGAACGGTGAGCGTGAAGTCAGAGTGATGACGCAGGCGCTGGAGCTGCGGGAGGATGGCGAAGGCCGTCCGGTGATCGCGGGTTATGCGGCTGTGTTTGGCGAGTGGTCGGTGGATCTGGGCGGGTTCGTGGAGCGTATCCAGCCGGGGTTCTTCGAGCCGGTGCTGGAGGGCGATGTGCGCGCGCTGTGGCAGCATGACAGCAGCTACGTGCTGGGCCGCACGACGAACGGGACGCTGCGGTTGCGCGAGGATGAGCGCGGGCTGGCGGTGGAGATCACGCCGCCAGAGACGAGCTGGGCGAGTGATGCGCTGGTCTCGCTGCGGCGCGGTGACGTGAGTCAGATGTCGTTTGCCTTCACGGTGGCTGAGGATCGCTGGGAGCCAGCGGAGGCGGGTCCGGCCAGGCGGACGCTGATCCGGGCGCGGGAGCTGTATGAGGTCTCGCCGGTGACGTTTGCGGCCTACCCACAAACGAGTGTGAGTGCCCGGCAACGGGCCGCCGACCTGCGGGCGCAGGCGGATGGCCAGGCCGGTGATGATAATGCGCCGGAGGAGCTGACGCGGGCGCGGGAAGCTCTGAGGCAGCGGATCGATGTCCGGCGGCGGATGCTGTTGGACGGATTGGATCAATCGGACAGATGAGGTGACATGATGAACAACGTGATCGAGATGCGCCGGCAGCGGGCTGACCTGCTGGACCAGGCGCGGAAGATGGCAGACGGGGAGCTGACCGCAGAGACGCGCGCCCAAGCGGATGGCCTGATCGCGCAGGCGGATCAGCTCGAGAAGGACATCCAGCGCGAGGAACGGCTGCAGGCGATGATCAAGGACCGGATCGCGCCTAAGCACAACAAGCTGCCGCTGGGCGAGGACGAGGGCCGGGCCTTCGAGCACTGGATCAGGACCGGCGACGATGGCGGCATCCGGGAGTACCGGGCGTCCAACGCGACAGACATGAACATCGGGACGGCCGCCGACGGCCAGTACCTGGTGCCCATTGCGCACTATCAGGACGTGATCGCCCGGCGCGACGAGACGATGCTGGCCAACATGATCGGCGTGCAGCGTTTCGTAGGCAAGGGCACGTCGATGTACGTGCCGGTGGACGACGAGGCGGATGGCGAGTTCGTTGTGACCAACGAGGCCAACGAGTTCGACCTGGACGCGCCGGCCACGAACCGGGTGACGCTGACCAAGCTGCTGTACTCGAAGCAGGTCAAGCTGTCGTACCAGCTCCTGCAAGACGAGGACAGCAACCTGATGACGTTTCTGGCGGACTTCGT